GTGTCCGGCGACAATTGCGCGAACATCCCCAGAAGGTCCCGCGCCCGCGTCACCTTCTCATTCGAGCGCGCCTTGGCGAAGGGCGAGAACGGTTCAATGCGAATCACGCGCTCGTCGATCGTCACCGGCTGCAGACGCCCTTGCCGCGTCAGCTCGTTCATCGTCCACATCACGATCGGGATAACCCATTCGCGAACGATCTTGCCGCGCGGTATCTCCCAGCGCATCCGCGCCCGGACGTCCAGCTCCTGCCACTGGGTTGCGGTCGGCGGCGTCTTGCCCATTTGCTCGGGCTTGTCCTGGAACAGCGCGCGCCGGATCTGCGCCCGCAGGTCTTGCTCGGTGAAGAAGGTGACGTCGAACCGGCCCTTGGCCTCCCACTGCCACCACTCGAAGTCCTTGCCGGCGGGGATCATGTCGCCCGCCTCGAACCCCTGTTCGAAGTTCACGATCCCATCGTCGTGATAGATCGTCGGCGGATCGACATGCTTCGACAGCGCCACCATCAGCAGCGTCGTCAGCTCGTTCAAGGCCCGCTGCGCCGGCTGCGCCCGGAACGCCGGCCCCACGCCCCACGCCGACCGACCATCCACCTTCCAGCGCGCCAGAAAAAGGTCCACGTCAGGCTCGTCATTGAAATACTTTTCATAAACCAGTTCGTTGTCGACCATGACAATGCGACGCCATGCGCGGTCGCCCTTGCGGTTCTCCCAGCAGCGGTAAAACCCATCGATCAGGACGATCTCATCGTCATCGTTCCTCATCGAACGGTTCTTCGGCATCTCCGCATGCAGCCCATAGAGGCTCTTGTACTCCTTGACTGTGATCTTGCCCTCGGTGAAGCGCCCGTCCGCCACCCCCCGCGCCTGACTGTGACAGATCAACAAATCCGCAGGCTCGATCGGCTCGAACTCCAGCATGTCGCCTGCCCGCGCCGGGCGCCGCGCCCGCATCGCCATCGTGCCGTTGGCAAGGTCGCTGAAACACTGGTGCGCCGCGTCGTAATAACTCGACTTCTCGATCTCCTCGAACACCTTCATCTCGGCTTCAGAGGTCGCTGCCTGTACGTCCCGGCGATATTCGTCCGGGATGTCCCCCACTGGCCGCATGCGCGCCCATGGCTCGTTGTCCGGGGTGAACTGCGCGATCATGTCGGAGGCGAAGTCCTCCATGGTCTCTGCGAGCGTCGCGTCCACCACGTCGGCGACATCGTCCTCAGTGAGCGCCGCCGTCTTGGTGTTAAGACCACTGCCGACCCGCCGCCTGTGCGGCAACGCCAGCCGGTAGGTCTCGTTGAGCAGCGCCGCCCGGTCGGACCGATCCTTCCGCGCACGCTCAATCTTCTGCAGCACCTGCCGCTGCAGATTCTTCATGGGTTCCGGAAGATCGCCGCCGTAAGCCATCAGTAGAAGAACGATCCGTACTCGCCGACGCGAGGACGGAACCCGCCCTCGCCGAAGTCAAAGCCCGGCCCGAAACCGGACCCGATCTGACCGAACCCTGTCATATAGGCCGGCACGCCGGATGCCCCGCTCCCCCCCTGCGCGGCAAACCCTCCCCCTTGCGCCCGGCCGAACACCCGCGCCACGGTGCGGCTGCGTCCCTTCAGGAGCCGCTGCAGCTGCGTCGTTTTCAGAGCCTCCGCCCGCGCTTCGGCGATCTCGCGCCGCGCTTTCGTCTCGGGATCCTCGACCGGCTCCTTCGCGGAGGGTTGTTTTACTTTCATGCTGGGAACTGCTGGGCGTAGGAGGCGCAGGCCGCGTCCATGACGGGCTGCAGGACGAATGCCGCATAATCTTCCGCCGTGGCGATGGGCGGCAGGCCTTCCCGGTCGACGCAGCCGTTGATCTCGTCCTTGTTGGCAAGCATGGCGCGTGTCAGCGCTGCCAGTTGGTCGGCGTCAAGGGTCAGGGTGATGTTCATGGGTGTTCTCTTGTTAGGTCGCTATGACTTTCCAGGATGTGCCGTTAGCAACGACCATGGCGAAGGCTGCTCCGCCGCCGGCGACAACGTTACCAACAACAGGGGCGTTTGCGTCCGTCACTCGGGCCATGCGACCGGCTGTTGGGGTGGGGAGCCCCGCCACGGTGAAGCCAGTGACCGTCTCGACATAAGGGGTCACGACAGACGTCCCCGCATAGATGCTGCGCGGCCTGCTCGCGCCAGATGTGCCGATGTCGTAGGTGTTGTCCAAGCCGCCCAAAAAATGGCCGCTAGCGTCTATTTTCCACCTGTCGGCCGAGTTAGTCTGGAAACGCAGTTCCCCAATACCGTCCGTTCTGAGCAAAATGCTTCGATTAGAGCCGGTGCCGCCGTTATTGGTGGCAATACGACACTCGTTGCTTGCCCAGTTGATCGAGAACCTTTCGAAGTTGCTAGCGTCCGTGAACGTGTTGTACAGACGGAACGTCTGCGCGTTCGCGCCGTTGCGCTGCGCCAGCGTGTTCGCCGCGTCGCGGTGAAGCAACACGTCTGGCGTTGAAGTCGCAGTTGTGGAGCCCCAGCCGAAATACCCCGTTGAAACAACAAGAGCAGTGCCGGCCTTGCCAACTGCATACCGGGAAGAACCGCCCACCTGCATATCCTGGAACAGCGTCCCCGCCGCGCTCGCCGTGTCCGTGGCGTTCATCTTGATGGCGGTGAACGTGGTGGCGACGTTGTTCCACGTCACCGTCATGTTGCTGATAAGCGCCATGCATCTATCCTAGGGTTATCGGATCGCCGTCATCCTGGGTGATCGCCTCGCCGTCATCCTGGGTGATCGCCTCGCCGGTCTCGGGCGGAGACCCGCCGCCTCCATCCCCGCCCAACGGGACCACAACCAAGCGACGCCACGGCAACGCACTCATCAGTCCGTGAACCCCGTCAGACGAACCTGCAGGTCGCTCGTGCTGGTCAGCGTCACTCCAACCGCGTCCACCAGCAGCCCATAGACCCGCCCATTGCTATCCGTCCGCATCACCCGGCCCAGCCCGGTGGTCTGCCACGTCCGCGGCGTCCCATGGCTTACTTGCGTGAACCCCGTCACCGTGTCGCGCCAAAGGAACGTATCCGCCGTCGCCAGCGAGTACGCGGCGTTGTCCGTCTTCGTCGTGTTGGTCGGATCCCCGCTGAACAGATGCAGCGACCAGGTGGGCGACACTGCAGATTTGCCCGCGATCATCACCTGCTGCAGCGTCGAAATACCCAAGCCAATGCGTCCGATCTCGAACGCCAGAAGCCCGCCAACAATATCCCCGCCCGAATACGCCCCAGCCGTCACGGTCGGCGTAACCGACACGTCAAACGACATGCCGCCCACATGGCCGATGAAATTTGCTGTCGTCCCAACGGGCATGATCACTCCCTGCGGCAGCGCACGCTTCTCCAGAGGCCCTCGGGCCTCAACGCACCAGGCAAACCCACTATCCGCGCCACCTCGCCTGCGCATGTGGGCCACGCCAATCCGCGGCTACCGGCGCCCATGATGTCCACCCGCGCTGCTCGAAGCCCATCCAGAGCCCTTAGCCGCCGCGCGTGATCCTCAAGCCCCAGCACCTCCAGCCCCAGCCGATCGCTGCGCGGATCGACCCAGAGCCATTTCTCGCCGCCCGCGTAACTGAACGCCACCACATGGCGGAACCCGTCCTTGAATATCAGCCGCCCCAGCCCCCGCGAGCGCCCATACCAGAACAGCGTCCACACCCGCAGCCTCACCGCCGAGCCCCGATCCGGTAAGTCCGCCGCTCCAGCCGCCTCTGCACCAGGTTCACCTTGCGCGCCTCCGAGGCCGGGCTTCGGCCCATCGTCGCACGAGCCTCCCCGCCGCCCCACCACGCATAGCAGCCCGCCTCGGCAATGTGGCTGTGCATGTTCTTGCGGGGCTCGGACTTCACCTTCTCCTGCCCCTCCACGCGCTTGACTTCCAGCACATAACCGCCCGCCATGGCGGCCACGAACCGCGGCATGCCTCGGTTGGGGTGCCGGCTCACCAGCACCCGCGGCGAGCCGTCGCCCAGCGTCTCGTTGAGCATCTTGCGCCCCATCTCCAGACGCAGTTGCGGACTGTCCTTGATCGCCGGAGGCCGCACCAGCAGCCCGTGGTGTCTCATGATCCCGTAGCTGGTCTCGCCTGTGCGCTCGTCCGGCCATCCCCCTTCCGGATCACCCCAAGCGATCACACCAGGCCCGCCTTCCGCCATCGCCCACGGCCACCGCGTCGCGATCATGTGGCGCATCTTGGGCGCGAACTCCACGATCAGGCAGTTCTTCTCGACCAGCTCACCGATCCCCCGCCACTGGCCCGCCACGTTCTGCCAGACCGCCGCCGCAGGTGTTGCGCCCCAGTCAAAACCGATGATCAACGGCAGGAAGGGATTGCCTTCCAGTTCCTCCGGCGTCGAGTGCCGCTCCGTGTCCCAGTTGGGGAAACACGGACTGCCCGCCACCGCCTCCACAACCTCGTTGCCAAGATCGCGCCGCACCTCGTCGTCCGTCTTGCCCTCGGTCAGCTCCAGGTAGCGCTTGCCCTTCATGTTCTCCAGATTCTCAGCCTTGGGATTGATCGCCCACGCGATGCGCTTGCCCGTCGCATCCTTCACCGGCACGATCGCCGCGGGCTGCGTGTAGAATTTCAGCCAGCTCGGCTTGTCATACGCCGCCTTCTCCCCCTGCGGCATGTCCGGCGGCAATTCCACATCGCCCCGCATCCGCAACACCCAATGGTCGCTGTAGTTGGGCGCGTTCATGTCCATCACCATGAACTTGCGGCCCGAACCTCCCCGGCTCACCGGCGGATATCGCCCCGTCCTGTCGCTCATCTCCATGAACAGTCTTCTCGGAATGAACTGGCCCTCGTTGATCCACGCCCCTGTCCATTCCGTCGATCTCAAGGCCTTCAGCGTGTCCGGCTTGTCGTCCGCGAAGCTCTGGAACACCACGTCTGCAGCCACATCAAGGAACCGCATCTTGTGCGTGTAGGGCTCGGACCACGAGAACTTGCCGTAGATATCCTCCGGAAACCAGTCCAGCCATGTCTTGATCGTCGACGTTTCAAGCTCGGGATAGGTCGTCCGGCTCGCCAGCCAGCGCGAGCGCCGCACGCCGTTGTCCCATCTCGGCGTCAGACACATCGCCGCATAGAGGCACGCCAGCGCCGCAACCGATTTCCCGCTCTCAATCGGACCCTGGATGATCCCGCCCATCACCGGGCCGCCGTCGCGATATCCATGGATCACCAGCTCGCGCACGAGCGCGCCGCGAACGCTGCGATCGGGAAAATCAATTATCCGGCCCATGGAACCTCGTCGCGCCATGTCCATGGCTTGCGCGCGCGAGCTCAACGCACAGGGCAAAAAGAAACCCCCGGAGCCGAAGCCCCGGGGGTCAAGTGAAGCCCGCGCTAGGCGCGCAGGGCTCGGGAGAAATCTATCACCTCGGCGACTGTCTTGCTTGCCTCCTCGGCAAGCATGGCCGCCTCGTTTTCCGTCTCGCGCTTCTTGCGCCGCAGCTCAGCCGCGCGCGTCAGCGCCAGACCCA